AAGTTTTTACTATAGGAGCATTTTCAATTTTAGAAATATAACTTTGGGCTTTTTCGTTTGTTTCTTGTAATACTTTCAAAGTATCAACTAAAATTCAAGCAAAATCATCCATTTCTTTTGTTAAATTAACTTTTGCTAATTCAAACATTTCTTTTACCTCTTTCGAAGTTATTTCTTTGTGTTCTTCAAATGATTTTTCAATTTTTGAAACACTTTCTTTGACTAAATTGTCAAAATCTTTTTTACTAAAATCAAAGTCTTTAGCTGACTTTTTGTTTTCACCAGCTGTTTTTCAAGCTTGTTTTTCAGGTGCTTTTTTAATTTCTTCTTCTTTTTCTTCAATATCTTCTTTTTTTTCAATTTTTTCTTCATCTTCCTTAGTTTCTTCTTTTTTTACTTCTTTTACTTTTATATTTTCTTTAAATTCTTTTGTTTTTTCAACCCAAACTCTTTCGCTTTCAACTTCAATTGGTTCTCATAATAATATTTCATCTCAATTCATAGTATATAAAACTTTCATATATTTATCAAAATAATCAGTTCAAAATCAATAATAATTATATACTATCTTATCAGTAGTAAATTCAACAACCCAAATACTTTCATTATCTTCATTAGTTATAAATTTTTCTTCTAAAGCATTTTTTAATTTATTTTCCATATCTTCTTCTCAGTCAATTTTCTTTTCTTCTTTAATAGCTTCTTTTTCTTCAATTTCTTCATCAGTTTTTTCTTCTTCTTCTTTATTATCATCAGTTTCATCAACAATATCTTCTTTTTTTTCTTCATTATTAACCTCAATAGTTTCTTTTTCTTCTAATTCTGAATCTGAAACATCTTTCTTTTTATCCTTATTCATAATGTTATTATTAGTATTAAAATTTTTAACCTTATTTGATAAATCTTTAATAGAATTTGAAAATGTATAAACATCTTCTTTATCTACATCATAAAGACTTTTAATTTCATTGTCACTTAATCAATCTAAACTTTTTATTTGAGCTCAAGCACACATTGGAACGGATACTAAAGAAATTTCAAATAATTCAAGTTGTTTTATTACAAAAGCGTCAACTTCTTCAGCTCAAACCATTACAGTTTCAATAGCATAATCTAAAATTCTATATCAAATTGACATAGTTTTTAAGACTCATGTTCTTAATTTTTGAAAAACATTATCTATATCAACTTTAACTAATCATTTAACATATAATCAATTATTATCAACATTCACTTCAGTGTAGTTTCAAATTGGTTTATTATCATCATGCTGAAGTAACATCATAGCATTTTCCATAAAACTTTTCAAGGTATCATTAAATGAGGTTGGAAGTGTTACATCTCATCATCTATCTAATTCAGAAGTAGAAGCGTATCATTCAAATTCTAATCAAATATACTCTTTTCAATCTGCTCATATATATTTTACTTCAGTTATTGAAGTTTTTCAATTAGCTTTTTTTAAGGGTATTTTGAAATAATTTTTTAATTCCATATTTTTATAATTATGTTATATTATTATTTTTTGGTTCAGATTGTAAATTTGTTTGAATTAATGGATTTTTTGCAAATTCTTGTTTAAATGGTTCTAATCATCTTTCTTGCCTAACTTCATTAATTGTAACAACTCCATTATTTATATCTTTTCTTTGATTTTCTTCAATTATATTTCTATCTTCAAAACTTTCACTACTACATTTAACTTTATATTTACTTAGATCAATTAATAAATCTTTTGAATAATTATTTATTAATATATTTATAATACTTTCAAGATAAATTTCATAAGCTTTGATTGTTGAGTTTCTAAATTCTTTTGTTATTTCAATAATTTTTGAATAACTTCAACTATCAACAACATATCAAAGTAATTCTTTTGGCACTCAAAAAGTAGAACTAACTTTATCTATTGTGAATTTTCTTTGATTTAAAAAATCCATATCTGTATGACTCATTACAAGAGTTTTTACATCTTCAACTCAATTACTGACTAGAAATTTATGTTTATTTTCTGATCAAGAAAATTTTTGTTTAATTTGTTCTGTTGCTAAAGCTAATTGTTCTTTATTCATATTCTTATCAAGCATGAATACTGCTCCTGGAATTGCATCATTTTGGAAAAAATAATAATTTGTTTTGACTGCTTCTAAATCTCAAAGTATATCAAATATAATTCAATCAAGTAATCACATTGACATATTTTCATTTTCTACATCTTGTTTATACATAAAATATCATAATTCATCACTTCAAAATTCTTTAGATTTTCATATTTTAGGATATTGTTTAAATCATTCTATCTCTCAAGTATTACTATTTATAACTTTACTCATTCCTCTAGAATCTATATTTGCAAATTTTATTATTTTATTATTTATATTATATTGTGGTTCAATATAATTTTCTCATGATAAAGTAGTATTTGTAAAAAAAACATCTTTCCAAAAATTAAAAGTTTGACTTGTAAATAATTTATTCAAATAAATATACTCTTCTTTATTTTTTTCTTTATCTAAAACTTCTCAATTTTTATCTTCCAAATAAAGACCATTAATAGATGTTTTTTGAGCTATTTTATCAATACATCAATTAACATCAGAATTATATTTTTTAAGTTTATAAATATCATCTAAACTAATTCTTAAGTGTCAGCAAGACAATAAAGAACTATTAAAATACCCAGTATTGTTTACTGTGTATGATTTTTTTTGTTTATTGGCTTTTTTAATTTCAAATCAAAAAATCTTCATTTATTTATTTTTAAATAATTATATTTATAATATAACTATAAAATCTAATTTAAAAATTTTTTATTAATTTTTATTAATTAATTTAGTATAATATGTATCTATATTTTTTTTATATAATCATTTTTTAAAATAATTACAGTCTAATTTATTTTGTGTTTTTATATATATTTTATTATTATTAGTTTCTAATTTAATTTTTTTTCAAACTCTTCATTTCATTCATTTCTTTCAAAATAAAAAAACAAGAGTTTTAGTACTAATTTTATATTTTTTTGCAAAATAAATTATATTAGTATTAAAATACTCTTGTTTTTTTTCTTCTAATTCTTTTTTTGATAATGTAAAAAAATAGTGTTTATTCATGATTTATTTAAAATTTTTATATAAAATTATTATTACTATAATTATAATTAAAAATATATTAATTAATCAAATAATTGGTAATCAAATTTCATAACTACTTGTGTTTTTAGAGTTTAATGGAGGTTTTTTATATTTTTTCATTTTTTTTTATAAAATATTATTTTTTTTAAATCTTTCATATAGGTTTATAAAATATGAATTTAATAATATTATTAAAAATAAAAACATTATAACTATTTTAGAATAAATATCTCAATAAAACAAAAATACAATTATAGTTGGAAACGGTATAATCATACTTGTCATAATAATTAACTTAAAGAAAAATAAATCAAATTCTTCATATATTTCTTCATTTATTTTGCCTATAATTTTAATAATTTTTTTCATTTTATTTTTATTATTCAAATATATAATCACATTGTTTTTTAAAAAACATTGATATTCAATATCTAGATGCATCTGGAGCATCATCAAAAGCTTTAACAGGTTCTTCTAAACGCTTTCAATTTTTATCTACAGCCCGTACATAATTATCAAAATCTTTTTTAGACTTTCAACTTCTTGATGTAATATATAATATATAGGTTTGTACTGTTTCAATTCAATCTTTAACTGATCAAGGTCATTTAATACAAGGTTTACAATTATATCATGATTGAAACATTTCTTCAATTGCTTCAGGTCTTGAATTATCTGCAATTATTTCTTCAGATTTACTAAAATTTTTATCATCTAAGAATTTTATTATATCAGAAGTAATATATCAAGATCAATACAAAACTTCATCTAAAATTATTCATTTAATTACTTCTCATGATTTTTTATCTACTATATTATATTCATATATTCATATCAATGCCATAGGATGATTAAATCAAAAATCTAATCAATATCACATTAATTTTGCTTGTTCTGGAATTTTATCTATATTTTTATATTCATATATTAATCATTCAACAGCTTTTCAAGGAATTCATAACGCATATATATTATAAAGATTTATATTTGTTATTTTTAATCTTCTCATTACTTTATCATAATGCTCATGTCAAACAAATCTATTGTCTTTGTAAGTACTATGACATAAAGTGACATCTTCATTTTCTCATTTATTCCAAAAATCAGTAATAAGCCAATGTTGATCAGAAATAGGATTATAAGAACAAGTTAATTGTAATTCTTTTCAAATTCCACGAAGTCTAATATCAAGTTGATCAAATGATCCTTTGTTAGCTTCTGTTGCTTCTTCAAGCCAAACACGGGTAACTCATTTAACAGATTTAATTTTTTCAACATTATCTAATCATCTAAATATACAATCAGATCAAGTTAATTTATTTTTTATATATAATGGAGAAACTGTGTATTCAAAATAATCTTTTAATTTCCAGTCTTCTATTACTTGAACTAACTCAGCATAAATTGAATCCTTTATAGTCTCTCTTACTTGTCTAACTCAAAGTAATCTATTTCATTTTATAAAAGTTTTAATTATTTCTTTTTGAGCACAAAACTTAGATTTTCAGCTTCAACCTCATCACATATAAAATAAATATCTAGATTTATTATTTATATATGGGATAAATTTATAATTATATAATTCTCTATTTGAAAAATCTACCAACATATTTTATTTATTATATTTTTTTTTATTATTTCATACAACCAAAAAGAAAATATTTTTTTTATATATCTTTAAATATATTTCATCAACAATATTTACATTTTTTAGCTTTAGAATTAATATATTCTAAACAATCTTCACATTGTTTTAAATTTTTATTATATAATTTATTAAATGTTTCTTTAGATATAAGAAGAAAATAAAAAAACTCTAATAATCATATTCAAAATCAAACTGGTGGGAAAGATACAAATATAATAAAATAAATTATACCTATTCAATAATGATTCAAATAAAATCTTTGGGCTCATATACTTCATAATAAGAAAGCCCATAATGCAGTAGTTTTTTTATTTTTCATAATTATATTATTATTTTTCTAAAGTTTCTTTTGGATTTTCAATTTCTTCTTTTCTTTTAAGTTCAGCTTCTTCTTGTGGACTTATTTCAGGAATAAAATCTATTTTTTCAGCTTTTTCAACTTCATCAATTAATTTATTTATATCTTTTATTTTTTCTTCTAAACATTTAACTGATGATAGTTTAGCTTCTTCCAAAGTTAAAAATACATTTTTAGACTCTAGAACTGTATCTTTTCATCTACTAGTAACAATATAAAAAATTTTATTTTTTTTTTCAATTGATCATCTTATAATATGCCTTGTTATTCATCCATCATAAGATAAATATATTTTTTGTCCTGGTTTTAAAGTATTCATAAAAATTATTATTATTAAATAAAAATAAAAACATATAATAATTAGATTTTTACTAATAACCTCTAATATATTGGTGCACCTCAATTAGCGCTCTGACTATTGAGCTATATTATATGTTTTTATTTATATTTAATTATTTTTTTCATCCCATTCTATTAAAAATTTTTGTGTTTTTCTTATAGATTTAATTCAATCTAAAATAATTAAACAAAATATTATTAATAAAAAATAACTTAATATATCTGTTTTAATTCAAAAAATATATAAAATTATTAATAATAAAACAAATATAGAATGAGTAAAAACCTCGTTTAGATGAATTAATCTTATTAAATAAGTTCTATAATCTAAATAATATTTATAATCTTCTTTAGTTTTTTTCATAAATTATATTTAAAAATTATAATTATATTAATTAATACCGAGGATAGGATTTACACCTATCATAGACAGCATTATTACGTTAGGCGTTTCCATCCTAAATATTTTGCTAGTATCGTATCTGTCCTTACCATTAGTGTCTACTTATTCCACCACTCGGTATAATATATTTTATGTATATATGTAATGTGTAAAAATAAAAGCTAGGTTTATTTATAACCAATTTATGTGATGCTTAGTTGATTAATTCTAAGTCTTACAAGTTACTGTTATAAAAGTCGGTATTTAATATTGGGTGCATTGTTTTTCTAGTTTATCAAACTATCCAATAACTTAATTATTACACATTACATTCATACATAAAATTCTATTTATGGAGACCGAGACAGGATTTGAACCTGTATGATAACTTAGGACCACCTTGTTATCTATATGGATTTAAGCGTCTGAAATTCCGCCACTCGGTCAAATATTGGAAAATAATGTTATGGTAAAGAAAACCTCATCTATTTATTACTTGTAGTTAACAAAATCAATAAACTAATTATTAAAAATCCTCACTATCTTTTTCTACTTCTGAATAAGTTTCATCATTATTTTCTCATGTTTGAGAATTATAATTACTTTTAAAAATTTCTTTTTTAATATACCTATTTTTAAAAACCAATTCACTAAGTGACATTATTCTATTTGTTATGTTTGTTTCACAAGATAATTTATACTCTAATTCTTTTATTTTAAAATCCATTTCTAATCTTTTTGTTTCATTTAAACTTGCTTCTGCTTCAGCTTTAATTTTTTTTGCATTCTCATATTTTCATTCTTTTGCTCTATAGTCTGCTATAATATCTTTTTGATATTCTATTTCTTTGTTTAAATTTTCATTTTCTAATTCTAATTTTTCTAATTTAATAAAAAAATTTTTTAATTCTTCAGCTTGAATAGCTGGTAGATTTTTTTCAACAATTAATTTTAATTCTTCATTAAATTTTGTCATTTTATTATTGATTATAAATTAATAAAACCATTATATTTATTTTTTTCTATAAATCAAATTAAACTTAATTATTTTTTAATTTTATTCTTTTTTTGCATTCTGGTAATATAAATATAATTGTAAAGAAACTTCCTTCTTTTTTGAAGTTCCTTTATTTTTATTTTAGTTTCAGAATATTCTTTTTCCCTTTTTTCTAATAAACTCATTATTCTGGTGTTTTAATTTCTAATACTTCCACTTTTGTATTATTATCAACTTCAGTTTTAATGCTAAATTCTCATTTACTTTTTCTTTCAAGCCACTCTTTAGAAGCTTGATAATCATTTGCATTAATCTTTTTTATCCAATTTACTTTAGCTTGTATATTTGGTTTCTTTTTTAATCTTTCTTTTCTTTCTCAAAATTTAGGATTTTTTTTAATATAGCGATACAATGTACTAGGATTTATATTTGCATATAAGCAACATTCATCATCTGTTAAGCTATTAGAAAATCAAGCTTCTAATTTTTCAATAACTGCATCTGTCATTTTCCAAGATCAACAATTTTTTTTTCTTTTATCTATTTTAGTCATGTTTTTATTTTAATATAAATAGTTTTTCATTTGGCTGATTATTATGAGATTGACTTCATCATTGCAAACAACTCTTTTGTGAAAACTCATAAATAGCTTTAAAATCATTTGGTGCTGTATATTCACTTATAAACACTTTATTTGTTTTACTTAATATTCTAATATATTCCCAAAATTCATCATGGTTAAATCATCATTCAGAATAAGTAGCTGTTCATTTATATGGTGGATCACAATATACTATTGCGTCTTTTGGTATTTCTATTTCTTCATAAGACTTTCATTTTATTATTTTTTTAATATTATCTTTTTGAAGTCTTTGAAGTCTTTGAAGTCTTTCTAGGTTTTGTAGTCTTTGTAGTCTTTCTAAATTTTGTAATCTTTCTAACTCATTTTGTCTATATAAATTATTTCATCTTTTCAATAAAAATTTTCATACTTTATTTAGGGCAATTCTTCTTTTTACTAATGAATCTTGCTTAAGTATTCAATCAATATATTTTTTAGGCAGTTCTTTTTTAATTATATTCCCCACTTCTTTTCTAACAACTAAGTCATCAGCTTGTTTTTTAAATTCCTCTCTATCTTTTCAGTATAAATAATTTTTTTGATTATTTCAAAAACTCCATATACATTGAATATATCAAACATACCAATCATCATATTTTCAAGGATTTTTAATAACATCTTCAAATTTTTTTCTACTTACCCAATCAAAAACAACATCAGACAATCAATCTAAAGTTTGTTCTAAAAGAGCCATCACATATTTATTTTTATCATTATTTATAGTTTGCCATCATTCTTTTATAAATATTTCACTTATAGCAAATCATCAAGTAAATAAATCGACTAAAAGATTTTCTTTTCTATCTTTTGTAAAAGCATTTATAACATTAAATATATGTCTTGCACTTTTTCATTTAGATCACATGTATGGGATTGGCATATATAATAATTAAACATTAAATTTTTCTCAACAACTTGGACATTCTACTTCTTTTGTTTTATCACTTACTTCTCTGTCTTCATTTCATTCTATATTATCAAAATCTATTTCTTCAATATCTAAATTATATAATTCATCTAATTCTAAATCCTTTAACTCTTCCAGCTCAAATTTAATATTTTCAATATTATCTTCAGCTAATTCTGCTATTTTATTATCTAATAACCTATATTTTTTTATTTGTTTTTCTGTAAGATTACCCTTAATAATAACTGGAACTTCTTTTAATCAAAGCAATTTACTTGCTTCTATCCTTCAGTGTCAAGCTATTACTATATTATTTTTATCTATAATAACGGGATAATTAAATCAATATTCACTTATAGAGTCTGCAAGTATTTTTATTTGTTTTTCGTTATGAAGCTTATTATTCTTTTCATATAAAACTAATTTATTTATATCTATTTTTGTTATTTTCATTTTTAATTATTTAAACTGTAGTAAAATCTTTTTTCATAAAATATTCTTATAAAAATATATAAGTTAAATTATACTTAATTATTTCAAAATTAAAAATTATTTTATAAAAATACATTCAAAAGATAAGATTTTATTTGATTATAAAAATTAAAATTGAATAATAACACATTAAAAAACTACACTTAGGAACACTTATGTAATTACATTAATTATATTATTGTTAAACCACAAAGATTTAAATTACACAAAAAAAAACTACACATAGGAACATTTACTTTATTGCACAATAAAAGCAAAAACACAACAAGTACACATTTTATTATACTAAATTCCTTTAGAGTTTTTTATTATTTTTTTATTTTACCGTTTTCTATTATTTATATATTTATATATTAATATAATTATATATATATATAGTAAATGTAGTATAAGCTCAACAATGCTACAAAGTGGATGTCGTTATGATTTTTTACAAAAAAAATATTTTTGGCTTATTAAAGCTAAAAATAAAAAAAAACACACAACAGTTTTTGTTATTGTTAAGCAAAACCGCGACATATAATAAAAATTATTTGATTTACGACACAAAAAACATATAATAGTGTTATTTTTAATAAATAACTATAAAAAAAATGAGTGTAAAAAAAATTGATTCAATGGTAAAATTTTATAATTTCAGAAATAAAACAATTCTAGTCAACACATTATTAGAGAAACATTATAACGATATGATGAAATGAAAAATGTTAGATTTTTGAAATACAATTGAAGATAATATGAGTTTTAAAGCTTCTGAATTATTAAAAAAATATAATCATAAATATAGTTATTTAACTATAACAAAATGGTACAAAACAGAATATTTAATTGATATTTCTGAAAATACATTAATTAAATTAAAAACTAAAAATAAAAATTCAAATGTAAAACATAAAACAGTATGTAATATTATTAAATTATTAGAAAAAATTGATAAATTAACAAAAAATAGTGAAGAAAATAATAATAAAGAAAATATTACTAAAAAAAATAATTGTGCATCTATATTTGATTAAAAGAATACCAATTAATGTTTTATTATTGGTTTTTTTATAATATAAAAAATAAATTTAAAATAAACTTTGACAAAATAAAAAATAAATATATAATCTTTATGTGTTAAAAAATATTTTATTATTAATTTTTATATTATGAGAATTATTACAGAGATAAAAAATAAAAAAGTAGTTGGACTTCTATTTCAGACCAATAAATTATTAAAAAATTGAAAAATTGATCCTCAAACTACATTAACTTTAACTATACTTGCATTACAACATATTTTAGATAAAGAAATTGTATATCATGTAGTATGAAAAAATATAAAACTTTTTACTAAAAGTTTTAATTAAAAAAAATATTTTATTATTAATTTTTATATATGTTACAAATTACCAAAAGTGGAAATATAGTTACAGAAAATGAAAAAAATTATTTTTCTATAAATGTTGAAAGATGAGAAGTAGCTCATCTTATAAATTGAAAAATAGATAGTTATATAAAAGTAAATAGTTCAGAAATTCAAAAATTTATAATAGCTAGGAATTTTGAAAGAATATCAAAATATTATAATGAATTTAGTAAAATTTCTTATAATAAATGTACACAAGGTCAAGTTATGAACTATGCAATTGATGTATTATGATATAATGAAATTATAACTTGGGATGATTTAGGTGACAATCAAAAAGAAGAATGTATTGAATTTAATAATTAATTTTATAAAAAATGAATAAGCAAGATAAAATAGATACTATTTATGAAAAAATATCTGATAAAACATTAAGTTTCTGATGCAGTATTTTTATACAAAATTATATTACTTCTGTAGTTATTATATGAGATAATAGATGATTTACATTGGTTGAATGAACTGAATATACTGATTTTTTATGACAAACTTGAACTAGTACACAAACTTTTAAAGAAAAACATATTAAAAAAATAATATGACATCCTGTATTTATATGAGTTTTATTAGAATATCACGATAAAGAATGTGATTGATATTTAATGAATAGCTGAGAAGTGTTTGAATTGTTTGAATTATGGAAAAATAAAAAACTACCAATAGAAGAACAATCAGATGATTGTATAGATTATGTTTACAATTTAATTAAATAATTATGTATTACTCAAATTTCAATGATTATCTTGAAAAAAATTGTTGATGAAAAAATAAAAGAAAAGAAAAAAATATTTTAATAATTAAAAAAGATAATGAAAATAAAAATAATATCCAAAATGACAAAAAAAATTTTATTTAAATTAGAAATAGAAACATTAAAATGAAATATAAATGATTTAGAAATGATAATAATAAAAAAAATATTTATATTTGTACATTTATGAATTATAACATGAGAAATAAAAATTGAAAATTTTGATAAAAAATTTATAGATACTTTCAAAAAAGAAATAAAAATATTTGATTTTTTTAAAAAAAATCCAAATGATTGATTAATTACTTTTAGAAAAATACTTAAAGAAAAACAATTAGAAAAATTTGATAAGGAATTTATTTTAGATATTTTAAAATTATAAAATGATAAAAAAAATTAATAATAGGATAATAGAAATAAAATTAAATAAATGATATACTTTATGAAATTGATTTATTAATCATGTTTCTAATTGAATAGAAAAAGGTTTTAGATCTTGAAATTTTTATTGAAAAACAAATAAAAATATTGTTTGAAGTTGGAAAACAGTAATAACGGTCAAAAAGAAAAAATCTTTTCTTTTGAATGTTAAATTTTATTTTATAAAATTTGAAAAAATGAAAAATGTATTTTGGGCTATTTCTTTTGGTAGTTGATTAATGTTTTTAGCTTTTTGATTGTATGTGTTTATTGCATTGTTAATTATTCCACTATCGTTACAAATGATAATAACTTGAATAGTATTTTTGTTACTATCTAAAATATTTGAATAACTTATAAGAAAAATGGAAGCAATAACATTTATAATAATAATTTTATCTATTTTATTTTTGGTTGAATTAATAATAATTGTAATTTTAATATATAGAATAGTAAAATTAAATGAAGAATTAATTGAATTATCAGATCAAGATTTAGAAAATTTTGTTAAGATTAAAAATCTAGAAATTGAAAAAACAATTTTAAAAAAAAATATTGAAGAGAATAAAAAAAATAAATAAAATATTTCTTAAAAGAATTTAATTATGAAAAAGATAAATGAAAACTGGATTGATCCAAAAGATAAATTAACTTGAAATACAGTTAATAAAGAACACACAGAAAAATTAATAAATGCAAATGTTAAAAAAAGAAATGCTGAAATAATTTTAGATAGTCTTTCAAATGAATTAAAAGAAAGTCAAGAAGAACCATTACAAAAAATAGTTAAAGAGGCAGTTGATGAAATTTTCAGACTAACTGATTTAATTCTTAATTATCAAGGATAATGATAAAAAAATATATACAGTTTGGTTTAGATAATTGATATGAATTTAAATATAATAAAAATTATTATCAAAAACTTGATTATTCACCAGATTGAATAGAAGAATGAAAAAGATATATTGGTCATATTAATTTATCTATGAATAGAGTACATAACTTTAAGATAGAATTTATTTTAAATAAAAAAATGTATGCTAATTATTATAATACACTGGAAATTATAACATCTAAAGAATTTATTGAAGCAGTAGCTAGATGAGTATATGAAAATAATAAAGATAGGAGTTGAAATGCTTATTACCAAAATATAATAAAAATAATAACACATGAACAAGCAGAAGCTATTAGAGATAATAAACTAGAAGAATTTATAACTAAACTAGATTTATATGAAAATAGAAACTAAATTATAACTACTAGATATAGTAGCAAGTGAATTAAAAATGATACCTAAAACAAGTCAAGAAGATTTAAACACTTGAAAAATGACTAATCAAGAATGAAAAATATTAATTTCTTCTTTGAATAATGTTAAAAAGCTAGTAAATGATTTATTAAGTTTGGATGATGAAAAATAAAACAGAGCATGAGTGATTAAAAGAAATATGTGATTTTATAATATATAAAAGTAAATTTGAATATATAAAAAATACAAAAGAAAACTTATATTATAATTGAGAAGTTTGATTTGTAGATTATGATAAATGAACAGATAAATATAGAAAAATAGATGTAAGAGAAATAATATTTACTTCAGAGTTTATGGATAAATTTTTTAATTATAAGGTTGCTAACTTTTGAGTAATGTGATGGACTAAAATATTATTATGACTAGTTGAATGAAATTTAGATAATCCTGTACAATATTTATATAACTTATTAGAATTATGATTAAAGAAAGACTAATTGTTTGGAAAAAATGCAAAGAATTATGAAGATGTGTTTGTAGTACACCAAATAATCCGTTTGCTTGTCCTTGTAAATATTTCATAGAATATAAAAAGTGCAAGTGTAATTGAGAAGAATTAGTTGAATGAGATACAATTGAAAAATGGATAAATTTTAATATTAATAAAAAATAAAATAATTTGAATAAATATTTAAATTAAGTATAATTAATAGGCAACAACAATAATTATATATAAATAGAAATAAGTTTTTAAGGTTAGTTGTTGCGACTATATATCCCTTGAAAGCTTATTTTTGTTATAATAAAAATATTATGAAAGAAATTTGGAAAGATATAAAAGATTTTGAATGACTATATCAAATTAGTAATTTATGAAAATTAAAAAGGGTAAAATGAAGATATTGTATAAAAGATAGAACTCTATCATTTATAAAAAATAATAAATGATATCATAGAATGTCTTTATCCAAAAATAGTAAAATTAAAAGATTTTATATACATAGATTAGTAGCTCAAGGATTTTTATGATTAGATATTAATAATAAAAAAATTTACGTATGTCATAAAGATGATAATCCTAATAACAATATAGTTGATAATTTATTTTTATGAACAGCAAAAGATAATGTTATGGATATGATTAATAAATGAAGACAAAATATGTGACCAAAATGATTATTTTGAGAAAAAAACCAAAGAAGTAAAAAGGTTTGACAATATAAAGACTGATTTTTAATAAAAGAATATTGAAGTATGCTTGAGGCCTATAGAAAAACATGAATAAGATATTCAAATATTTCTAGAGTATGTAATAAAATTAAAAGACACAGAACTGCATGATGATTTGAATGGAAGTTTATATAATAATAAATTAATATGAAAAAAATAAACATAATAAGTTTAACAGGTAAAACTGAAACAATAGAAAAAGACAAAAACACTACTTTACAAAGTATTATTAATGAAATAGTTTGAAAGGTTGAATGAATAACAGATGTAAAATTATCTAGCAAGTGTATTGATTGAGATATTACTTTTATAATTAGAGAGAAATGAGAGAAATAAAATTTAAGTTTATATTTAAACAAAAAAACTGATATTATTATAAAAAATATACACTTAATCAATTAATTAGAAATAAATTAGAAGAATTATGTGATATATTTAATTTAATAAATAAGGTTGAATATACAGGTCTAAAAGATAAATTATTTCGTGAAATTTATGAATCTGATATAGTAAAATTTAGAAACAACTATTGGGAAGTTAAATTTTATAAATGAACATTCAAAGTAAAAAATGATAATTTATCTACACGGAATAAAGACGTTGAAATTGTTTGAAATATTTACAAAAATCCTAATCTTTTAAAAAATGATAGCTAAAACTTATAGAGAAATAGACAATCTTGAATCAGATCTAAAAAATAATAAAATATTACTTTCTTTATATCCAGAACAAGATGAAGAAATTAAACAAGAAATTAAAAGAATTCAATATAAAATAAATAAAAAATATAATTTAATCTTTTGAAATGAAAAATAAACTTTCTGATAAACAAAAAATAATTAATAGAATAGAAGAAATTAAAAATTAAACTTGATTAAATGATGTACAAGTTGAAAAATTTTTGAAAAAAGGTTTTTCTTTGTCAGAAATAGAATCTTGAAAAAATATAAACTTAGTTTTTAAACCTAAAGATTTAATAATTATTAAAAAATAATAAATATAGAAAATGTTAAACAAACAACAATTAATTAGTCAAATTCATGTTTTTGAAACATGTAATAAATTAAATATTACGAATACACAAAGTTTTACTTTGAAAGAATTAAAAAAACATTTACTAAAGATAAATAAACTTTGACAAAAGAAAAAATAATAATAAAATAAAATAACTTTATAAAATAATAAAAAAAATAGAATGAATTTAAAACCTGCCAAAAATATAAAAAAAGAAAAAAAAGAAGAATTAATTAAAATAATTTGAAAATTATTAAAAAATTGATTTAGTCAAATTGAAATATGAGAACTTTTATGAAAACATAAAAATATAATTTCTTGACTTTGGGTAAGAAAAACAGATTATCCAATGTCTTTAGCTAATTTAGAACCATTATTAGAAATAGCTAAAGAAGTTTTAAAAAAGTATGAAAAATAAATAAAACCTTATATTTTAATTTTTAAAAAATGTGAATTATTGATGAATTAAAAAAGGTTAATTTAATAGAGCATATTACTAGAAGATTATGACAAAAATGAGAGGAGAAACAATGAAAAGTTTTTTTTAAAGCTCATGAAAAAGATAATACTAGTTCACTTTGCGTTTGGGTAGATAATTCAAAATGATATAAAGATTTTAGCGAAACACTTTGAGCTTGAACAATTATTGATTTTGAAATAAATTTTTCAAAAGTTGAATTAAAAGATTCAATAAAAATATTAACAAATATGTATTGAATAAAAGAAGAAAAAAAAGAGTTTAAAAAATCTCCTAAAAGATACGAATTAGCTGAAAATTTTGAAAAATTTAGAATAAATTGAGAAAATCAATGATTTATAAGATTTTTACAAACAAGAGGAGTAACTTATGATTTTATTCAAAAAAATAAAGATTTAATAAATAAAATTTCAAAACAATATTGATATTGTGAAAATGCTTGGATTTCTTGATTATGAAAAAATGCTATATATAAAGATGTAATTATTTTTCCTTGTTTTGATTGAGATGAAGAAAAAACTTTAGTATGAGCAAAAATAAGAAGAGTTGATTGAGAAAATTTTATTTATAAATGATGAAGTTTAAAAAGTGTTTCTATTTGAAAGCCAAAAGACTATAAATGAATTTTTCCTTTTTCTACTTGAATAAATTATAATAAAATTTCTGATGATTATGTAATAATTACAGAATGAGAAACAGATGAAATAATTTTAAAGATTCTTTGATTTGAAAGTGTTATTTGAAATTATTGATGAGTTTCAGCTTGTTCAGAAAAAATACAATCAAAAGTAAAGAAAGTTAAAAAAGTTATTAGTTTTTATGATAATGATCCAGCTGGAGCAAAAGCTAATATGGAATTAGTTGAAAAAATATGAAGACCTATAAGAAGAATTGTTTATCCAAAAATAGAAGGTAAAACAAAATTTGATGTAAATGATCTTTTTAAAATGTGATATATGAAAAAAGATTTTGATAATCTTTTAGAAAATTCTGAAATATTAGATTTAGAAACAGCAAAAAAAGAATTAAAAGAATTGAAAAATAAAAATAAAAAAGAAGAAGTTAAATTATACAAAAATAGAATTATGTATAATGATACAAAAATGGAGTATTTTGATATAAAAGATTTTAATTTCAAATGAGCTTATACCTTAGCTAGACATTTGTTTATAAAACCAAAAGAACTTGAAGAGTTAAGACAATCTAAAATAATACCTACTTTTGAATGAATTTGTTATTTTGATTGATGAAAACCAAATTTTTTTAATCTATTAAACAAAAATACAATGATTAAACCAAGTCAAACTCCAGAAGTACACCCAGAAATAAAAGATTTAATCATGAATTTATGTAATAATAATAAAGATAATGCAATTTGGTTAATGAAAGCAATAATATATAAATTTACTCACTTAAATGATGTATTTATTCCAGCAGTTGTATTTCATTGAGTTTGATGAACAGGTAAAGGTTTATTTATAAAATTATTAGAACAAATTTTTTGAGAAAATAATACACAAGCATGATTATGACAAGAACATCTTGATAGTAGATTTAGTGCATATTCATGACAAAAATTAATAGTAGAATTTAATGAATTGTATGTTTGAAATACAGCCAAATGAAAAAAGAATATGCAAAAATTAAAAACTTTAATTATGGCTGATAAAATTGTAATAGAAAAAAAATGACAAGATGCAGTTTGAATTGATAATATAGCTTGGTTTATAATGAGTTCAAACGACTCAAAACCAATACAACTTGATTCGGTAGATTCATGAAACAGAAGATTTACAATAATTAAAACATGACCTAGAATATCAAGAGATAAATGAAGCAAAATAGCAGAAATTATAAAAGATAAAAAAAATATAGAAAATTTTATAGCTTGGTTGTTTTGGAAATATAAAAATATTGAAAAAGAAAAAAATATAAGTCCACTTGATAACGAAGACAAAAGAGATTTAGAACTTGTATGTGAAACTATTTGAAATTTATTTTTTAAACGGTTTGAAGAAGAATATCCAAATATAAATAAAATAACAAATCACGAAAGAGAATGTTTAGTTGATACTTATGCTTTAAAATTCGGTGATGATAGATTTAGAGATGAAAGATATAATATAAAATATTTTAATGCTTGATTATCTCACAGATATAAAATAATTAATACTACAATTAGAGGAGAAAAAACAAGAGGATATAAAATTGATAAAAAAGTTGATTGAAGTTGAATGTTTGAGGCTAGGCAATTTGAAAATTTAGATAATGATTTTAAAAAATTATAAATAATTTAATAATAATAAACTAATTATGATAGAAATAATATGATATAGAGAAATAAAAGAAAATAAATGAGGTTGAGAACATTGATATAATGAAATGTCTCAATATGAGATATTATTTAAAGAATGAAGTATAAAAAAAATATGTACATTAAGTAATGATTATTGAGATTGTCCAAGTGGTCGGACTTCTGCTACTTGGTGAGATAAGAAAATAAAATCAGTATCTGATTTTTGAGAAATTCATTTCAAACCTATTAATAAAATAGAATTAGATAATATAGATGATTTTATTAATGTTAGTAATGATTGATGAGATATTCGGTATCCATCTTGATATGCTTGTATAAAAGATGAATTTATTAATTTATTTGAAAAAACAAATAGATATAAAGAAAAAAGGCAGGTTTATATTTTTACTTGAAATAGCTGAAAATGAAAAAGTTATATTTGAAGAAAATCATCAATAAGAGTATTTGAAACAGATATATATGATAAATTACCAAATGAAATAACCGAAGAAATTATAGTATTATGAAATAAACATAACTTTACACTTAAAGAAATAAAATCAAAAATAAATAATTCAGATATAATAGAAGTAAATTTTAATTAATATAGAATAAAAAAAAATATATTCAAAAGAAATTTTAGAAAAAATTAAATAATTATGAAAATAAATAAATTAAAAGCACTACAAAAAGACTTAAATAATTTTAAATATAAATGTAAAAATGGTTGCTTTGAATGTTGCACAAAAATTATTTTTCTTAAAGAAGAATTAATACTAATGAAAAAAGAATTAATAAAAAATTGATTTAAAAAACCTCCTAATTGAAAATGAAATAATTATTGTGAATATTTAACAAAAGATTGAAAATGTAGTGTTTATAATGCAAGACCTATAATATGTAGAACATTTTCAGATATAAGTTTTTTATTAAAAAATAAAGATAAAAAATATTTAACAAATATTTGTACATATTCAAAAAAAAGAAAAGTAGTAGTTCCATCAAATGAATATTTAAGTTATTCAAAAGAATTAATGGAAAAATGAATTAGTAATAAATAAATATTTATAAAATAAAAACACAGAACTTAAAAAAATGAGATAAAGTAAAAACAAAAGATTGAATCTATGAATTTATAAAATATGAAAGAAGTAAATATATCAGAAATATTAGACATAGTAGATTGTTTTTGTATTTTAGATGTTTGATATGATGAAATTAAAGAAGTATTAGAATAATATGTTTGATATAAAATAACAAAATAAATGCTAACAATACTTAAACAAAAGACCGTTGAATGACTCCTAGAATATCTAACTTTTAATTATACCTGGACATTAAGAAACAACGGCACAATAGAAATAAATGATAAGAATTGAGGTTATTACGAAATTAAAGGACTCCAATTATGAGTAGACCTTGTTTATCAAGATAAGGAAGTTTTAGAAGAATTTAGTAAAATAATTAAATAAAAATGGATAATAAAATAAATGATATAGTTTTAGAAAAACTTATTAAATGAAATAATATGACATTAAGAGAATTATGTGATGAATTATGATATAGGCCACAACAACATAATTTTGTTTTTATAGATGATGAAATAAAAATATTTGATAATTATGAATGATATAAAAATGCAACATTAAAAGATTTATTAGAATGTAAATATTTTATATTTCATATAAATTTATATTTTTGATTTAATTAATAAAATTTTTAAAAAAAAATGAATGATACAAGAAAGCAAATAATAGATATAATTTGAGATTATATGCTAAAAGATTTAAAATTTTGATGTTTTATAAAATCTTGATGAAAAATTTATAAATTTTTATATGAAAAAGAAACTAATAAAAATCATATAGCTAAAATATACTTAGATACAGAAACTAATTTAGAATATGAAAAAGCTTTTATAGATAAAATTATTTGAAATTACGATATAACATCAGTATTGAAATATATAAAAAATAAAGTGTGATTTAAAAAACGGAAAATATATGACGATGTTATTATGTTTGAAGAGGTTGTTAATAAAAAAATAAATATTATTAAAATACCAAACAAACCACTACATTTATATATAAAAGAAGAAGAAAAAGATTTACTTAAAATACTAATTAAACTACAAAATGAATTTAATAGAATTAAGAGCTAAACAAAAATTCCTAACAAAAAGAAAAGAAGAATATAACATCCATCTATGAAGATATATTGAAAGAGTTTATAGATTTTTTGATAAAAAAACTGAATATTTACCACCAACTATTAATTATACTTATAATTGACCTTGATTTTTAAAATTAGAGCCAATTCAAAAAACTCTTTGATTAAAAATAAAAAAAACTACTCAAGAAAACAAAATAAAATTTGCAGAAAATATAATAATACAAAAAGAAGTATTAAGAATTGTAAAAAAAAGAAATGAAGAATTTAATTATAGATGTTGATTGATTAAATTAACTACCGGAAAAGGTAAAACGCATATAATTATAGATATAACAAATTACTATCAAACAAATACATTAATATTAGTTCATAATATTAAAACTTTAAATGAAATGATAAAAAAATTTAAAAATTTTACAAATATTATTCCGTCACAATATTGATGAGGTAAAAAAGAAATTTGAAACATAACTATAATGACAAAAAAAAGTTTTGCTTTAGATAGTATAAAAATAAAAAACATATTTAATTTAGTATTAATTGATGAAGCTCCAGTATGATTTTCTAAATCTTTTTGGAATTGATTAAATTTATTTTTTGATTGAAAAAAATGAGTAGCATTATATTGATTAAGTTGAACTCCTCAAAAAATAGAATTAGATCAAAGTGATTTAGAAAGATATTTTTGAAAAATACTTGAAATAAAAAACCAATCAAAAAACTGATATAATATTATTCCAGATTTTACTTTTTATGATTATATTGTTGATAAATGGATTTATGAGTACGAGAACCCTGCAGAAATGAGATGAGTTATTTCAGAAAACGAAAATAGATTAAAAGAGCAAATAGTAGTAATAAAAGAATTATTTAAAGATAGAAAATGTTTACTTATTTTGACTGACAGAAAACTTGAAGTAGATAATTTTTATAAAAATAGAGATTTTTGATTTACTTTTTTAATTACTTGAAATACATCAATAGAAGAAGACAACCAAAACATAAAATCAGCTGAATTATTAGTAAAATCATGAAAGAAAGTATGTATAATATGAACTATCCAAAAATGCTGAATATGAATGGATATACCAGCAATAGATACTATTTTTCTTGCTAGTGCTATAAAATTTCAAAGTACAGTAATACAATCGGTAGGTAGATGACTTAGATTATTTGAGTGAAAAAATAATGTTAAAGTTTGAGTTTGGTGAGATTTACCTCATTATAGATGACAAAAATCAGAAAAAATACAAGTTATAAAAAAAGAATATTGAATAAAAGAAGAAAATATTGAAATAGTTAAAATTTTAAGAAAAATGAAAAAGAATATTAATAATTAAAATAAATATGAGTAATACAAATAGATATGCTACAAGAAATAATAATTTTGATGAGAATAAAGATTTTTATCCAACTCCAGAATTATGTACTAAACAATTATTAGAAATAGAAAAATTTTGAGATATAATTTTAGAACCAGCTTGTTGAGATTGATCAATGAGTAAAATTTTAGAAAAAGCATGATATAAAGTAAATTCTTGTGATTTAATTGATAGATGATACTGAATACCAAATATAGACTTTTTAACTACTGATTTTAAATTGAATAGTTATGATATAATAACAAACCCACCATATAAACTTGCAGAACAATTTTTAGAAAAAAGTATTAAAATTAGTAAAAATAAAGTAGCTTATTTTATGAGATTATCTTTTTTAGAAAGTAAATGAAGATATAAACTATTTAAAAAACATCCACCTAAAATAATTTATGTTTTAAGTTATAGACCTAAAATATATAAAGATTGAATAGTAACTAAAAACACTTGAATGGTAGCCTATTGTTGGATAATATGGGATAAATCATATAATTGACCAACTTTATTAGACTGGATTAATGAATAAAACAAAATAGCATGAAAAATCTACAAATAAAAGTCCCCTGAAAATATAAACTTGAATCTAAATTTACATCTGCATATCAAAAAGCTTGGAAAGATTTATGAAATTGGAGCTTCAAAATAAGTGATTGAGATAGATCACAAAAACCAACCGATACAATTCTAGCTAATAAAAATTGAATTTATATTGCAGAATTTAAAACAATTAAAAATGATATACTTAAAATATCACAATTTGAGCCATCTCAAATGAGTGCTTGAAGAAAAGTATCTTGATTATGCTGAAAAGCTATTGCTATTATTTATTCTATAAAATTAAATAAATATAAAATATTAGATTTTAAATATATAATAGAAAAAAAAGATAAACTTGAAATGGAAATAAAACTATTTTAAAAATAAATATAAAATAAGTTTTGACAAAATAAAAAATAAATATATAATCTTTATGTAGTTATATTTTACACCTTGAATGTCTTCGAATATATTTATATAAATATATGTACATTTAAGACTTGAATATAATGGCCTTAAACAATATGTTTAAGGTGTAGAATATAACTACCACCGACTTGGTGTAAAATATATATAAAAACTAGCCTTAGGCTTCTTGGGTGAATAAATTAAGAAGTAAAAATAAATTTTACTCCTAGAAAGAGTATAAACTTAAAATATTTTATTTGGTAAATAATAACAGTATGCCAAAACAAGTAAGTTATAAAGAAAGTTCTTGAGGTGGTTTTTTTAAACCAGAAGCTGGTGGTTATCCAGCAATAATTGTTGGAGTTATGGAATTAGGAACAGAAAGTAAGACTTATAAAGAATGAGATGATCCAAAAGATGTAGTTGAAGTAAGAGTAGTTTACGAAATTGAAGCAGAACAAGAAATATACGATACTGAAAAAGAAGAATTAACTTGAGAAACGGAAGATAAAATTTGACTAATAGGACAAAATTACACAGAAGTTGTATCAGATAAATCAAAATTATGAGCTGTAATAAAAGCAGTTTATGATGTAAAAAGTGTTAAAGATATTAAAAATTTTTCTTTAGACAAATTACTTTGATTAAAAGCATATATAGAAGTAGATTTGGTTTGAAAAAAGAAAAATATTGAAATAGTTAAATCTGTTTCATGATTAAATAAAAAAATGGAAAAATTAATTCATGAACAAGTAAGAGAAAACTTCTATTTTTGAATGGAAGACATAAATGATTTTTCAGAAGAATTAATGGAAGATAAAGAAGCTTTAAAACCATGGGATATAGATAGAATAAAAGCTAGTCCAGAATATAAAGTTTTATGTAAAAATATGGGGATTAAAGTACCAGAAACTTTAGACGAACAAGAAGAAACTTTAAAAAAAGAAGCTGCTGAAAATAAAGCAAAACAAGAAAAAGCTAATTCTGAACCTACTGTTTGAGAAGAAGATGTAAAAGATATTTTTAATTGAGAAGATATAATTAAAGATGAACCAAAAACAACCACTGAAGCAAGAGAAAAATCTAAAAAAAATAGTGAATTTGAATAAAACTTTTTAATAAATAACTACTAAAAATATGAAAACATATAATAGAAAAATAAAAAATGATTTAAATAAAATTTTTTATAGTTTAAGATTTCATATTTTGGTAGTTATTTTATTTATTTTATTTTATAGTATATAAATAAATGGGAAAAATAGACATTAATCAAACATATATAGTAGCTAATTCAAAAGAAGAAATATCTGATGCTATAAGTTATTATAAAAACTGTTGAGCAAAAATTGAATGATGATTAATTATTAAAGAAAAGATAAAATATTATGTTACGGTAAGTAAAATATCAAGAATATATATATCTGATAAAATATTTTCTACAAAAACTGAAATAACTATAAATTATAAAAATATTAACAATAACCAAAATCAAAAAATTAATAATAATGCTTTTGACAAAATTGAAGTAGAAAACTTCATGAGTGATAAAAATAATACAGATAAAGTTAAATTAACTACTTTATGATTAAATGATCTTATCGCTAAATTAAATTCAGCAAAAAAAGATATAGCAACAGTTAATTCTGTTTTAGTTAATAGTTTAAATAAACTTGATTTTGCTAAAGAAAGATTAGATATAAATCAAATTATGGAAATAGTTGAATTATATCCAAAATTAGAAGAATATGTTACAAATTACATGAAAAACAATAAAATTATAAATATAATTAAAGTTCCAGAAAAAAAGAAAATTGATATTCAAGAACTTTTTAAAAGATAATATTTACTAAACTATATAATAAAAATGTGATGTACTTGCCACTTAAATCCTCCTTGTTCATATTGTGAGAATATGCCAAAAGAAGTAATTCATTTAATAGATAAAAAATCTAGAATTAATAAAATGATTTCAAATATAACAATAGCATTAAAAGAATGTGATGATAATGATAGATATAGTAAGCTTTGGGATGAAAGAATAGAAATGAAAGAAAATATAGAAAAAATAGAAAAACAAATTGAAAAAATATATCCAGATAATATTTAATTATAAAAAAAATGTCTAAAGAAATTAATACAAATCCAGAAAAAACAGTTAAAAAAGATATAAAAAATTTAAAAGTAAATTATATTGATATTGAAAATTTTAAAAATATAGAAGGTATTTCAACTGAATTATCAGATATAAATATAATTTGATGATTTAATTGAAATGGGAAAAGTTCTTTTAGTGAAGCTATGTTATCAGGTATAAAAGGCCAAAATTTTTATTGAAAAGGTGCAATTTCTCCATCAAGCTTAGTAAAAGTTTGAGAAAATAAAGCCACTATAAGAATTAAAATCAAATGAAAAGAAACTGAAATTTCAATAGAAAGAATTTTTACAAAATGAACAGCTAAAAAACCTGCTTGAAACACAAAACTTACAGCTGAAATAAATTGAGAAAAAATATCACAAGCAAGTTTGAATGAATTATTAAATACTTTAACTTTAGATCCTCTTAGATTATGAACTTTATCTAAAACGGAACAAATTAAAGAAATTAAAAATACAACTTGATTAGATACTGAAGATATTGATAAATTAATAATTGATCAAGAAGAAAGTAGAAAAGAAAGTAGAATTTTTAAAGATAAAAGTCTAGCATTTTATGAAAAATTAATAGCAACTTGAACTCCAGAAAAAATAGAAGAAGTAAAAATTGAAAAATTATTTGAAGCAAAAAACAAATATGTAAATGTTTGAAATCTTATACAAGAAAAAGAAAATACATTAAAATTTTTCCAAGAAAAAAAATCAAGAATAGAAGAATTAAAAGAAGAACTTAAAAAAGAAGAATTAAATTTAGAAAAAATAAAAGAAAAATGAAAAGAAATTGAAGAAAAAATAACAACCAAAACAAAAGAATTAAATAAAAAATATTGAAGTAATGAAAAAATAGATGAACAAATAGAAAAATCAGAAGAAATTAATCAAAAAGCTAAAAAATATCAAGAATATTTAGAAGCTAAAAAAGAAAAAGATGAAACTTTAAATGATTTTAAAAAAGAAGAAGAAAAACTTGAACAATTAAGATCAGATAGAACAAAAATTATAGCAAACTCAAATTTACCAAAATATATGGAAATTTCAGAAGATTATGGAATTCTAGTAGATGGAACAGAATATAAATTATTAAATACAGCCAAAAAGATAGAGATTGCTATTGATTTAATATTAATATCATGAAGTCCATTAAGATTAATAAGAATTGAAAATGGTGCTGAACTTGATACAAGAACACTTGAAAAAATTAAACCTAAGATATTAGAATATTGATTCCAATTATTCTTAGAAAGAGCAATAGTTGATAAATTTGATACAATTATTATTGATGATTGAGAAATTGTTGATAATAAAGAAGATTATATAAATAACCAATAATTTTTATGAAAATTAACAGAAAAAATCTTGAAAAAATTTGAGTTATTGAAAAACATAAAAATGTAATGGATATAATGGATTTTTGACATAGTATAAATTTTTTCATATATGAGTGAACTCAAAGAATTCAAAATTATTCTTGTTGATTTTCTTTTGATGAACTTAAGGAAAAATTTCAAGAATATAAAATAAATCTTAAAAAATTTACATTAGATTTAGATAAATATAAAACTGTAAAATTATGAGAATATGATTATAGAAAAATTTTAAATAAATGTACTTGTTATGTTCGGATATATAATCCAAATAAAGAAATAATTTCAAAATATAGAGTTAAAAGAATTGATTGATTTCCAAAAATAAGAATAAATTATAAATGGATTAAAATTTGAGATAAAATTTAAAAACCTACTTTTGATAATATTGAAAATTTACCATTTTAAATTAAATAATAACCAATAAAAAAAATGAGCCATTTTACTGTAATGATTATTTGAGATAATCCAGAAGAACAATTAGCACCTTTTCAAGAAAATAATATGTGAGATTGTCCAAAAAAATATATAGAGTTTATTGATTGTACTGATGAATTAAAAACAGATTATGAAAAAAGAGATGAAAAATATAATATTTTAACACTTGATGAATTTAATGATGAACGGTCTGAATATACAAAAGAGGATTGAAAATATTGATATTATGAAAATCCAAATGCTAAATGGGATTGGTATATGCTAGGTTGAAGATGGAGCTGAATATTTGATTTAAAAAAATGATCTGAATGAACTATTTGAAGAAAACCATTAATAATGTGATGATGAGAATGATGAGTTGATCAAGCAAAAAAGAAAGATATTGATTTTGAATGAATGAGAAACAAAGCTAAAATACAAGCAGAAAAAAAATATGAAGAATTTTTAAAAAAATTAAATTGAGAACCTACACCAGAATTATGGGATACTTTTAGAAAAAAGTTTGAAACAATTAAAGAAGCTAGAGAAGAATACAATAAAATTAAATGAGTTCAAAATCTAGAATCTTATTGGGGTTTTCAAGAATTATTAGTTTGAAAAGAAAAATATGTTTCAAATTGTTCATCTCAATCATTTACTACATTTGCAATAATAAAGGATTGAAAATGGTATGAAAAATGATCTATGGGTTGGTGGGGAATGGTTGCAGATGAAAAAGATCAAGATAAATGGAATGAAGAATTTTCAAAATTAATAGATTGAATTGATGATGAAACTATGTTGTCTGTTTATGATTGCCATATATAATTTTAAATAATAACCAATAAAAAAAATGTCAAATACTAGAAACTGAAAAGCTATAACAAATGAAGTTTTTGAACAAACACAAAATACATTAATAAATAAAACAAATTCTTGATTTGTATTTTTTTCTAAATCAGAAGAAAAATATGAACAATTAGAAAATTTATTAAATTTTAGTGATTGAAAAGCTTTATTTGTTCGGACTTGAAAAGAAACAAGTCATGTATTCGAATTAAATTCTGAAGATATGGAAAGATTAATTGATAATAAAAAATAAATTTTAATAAAATAACCAGTATATAAAATGAAAAATATATTAATAGCATTTACTTTATTATTTTTATTAATTATACTACATTGACTTTTTATGAATAAAAATTCATCAAAAGCTCAGGATGTATTAATAAATAATTCATATAAAATAATAGAAGATAAATGAGTTTCATTAATTTGATGTGCTAAATGAGATAGTATTTTTACTAGTAGAAAATTTATTGTAAAAAAAGATTGAATACAACAAACAGTTAGAGTATGTTGTTGATTATTATTTAAATGATGTACTATAAGATTTTAATTAAAAATTAATCAAAAATAAATTATGGGATTAAAATTTGAATCAGAAGCTGTAAAATTTTTAAAAACTATAGAACAGACTAATAAGTCTGTTTTTCTTACAGGAAAAGCCGGTTCCGGCAAGAGTACAGCTATTAATTTTTGGAAAGATAATACAAAAAAGAAATATATTTTACTTTGAACGACCGGTGTTTCAGCTGAAATGATTTGAGGTTTAACAATACATAGATTTTTTAATTTAAAACCTTGAAATAATTGAAGTTGGTTTTGTGCTATGAAGGATGAATTGCGAGAATATATTAAAGAATTAGATGTATTTGTTATAGATGAAGGTTCAATGAATAGAGCTGATTTATTTGATATGTTGAATAAAATAATGAAATGAGTAATGGGGAATGATTTATTTTTTGGTTGAAAACAATTAGTAATGGTATGAGATTTATTTCAATTACCACCAGTCCCAGAAAAAAAGTTTATTGATAGAGAAAAAACAAAAGAAAATCCAGCATTCAAAAAATATAATGACAAATATAATTGAAAACTATTTTTCTTTGATTCAGACAGTTTTTCAATCGAAGATTTTGAAATTATACAGTTAGAAAAAGTTTATAGACAAGATGATATTGAATTTGTTGATATGTTAAATAGAGTTAGACTATGAGATAATAGACAAGATATATTAAATTATTTTAATCAAAAAATAATTGAAAGAGAAGAAATACATCCAAAAGCAATATTATTATCTACAACTAATCAAATAGCAAATAATTTTAATAGAAAAAAACTTGATGAATTACCAGGACAAACTATTAATAATAAAGCATATATTACTTGAGAATTTCCAGTTGAATTTTATCCAAATGATTTATGGATAAATTATAAAATTTGAGCCAGGGTTATATTTAAAGTTAATCATAAAGACTGATATTATGTAAATTGAACACTTTGAACAGTCAAAGAAATATATTGAAGCAGTGTTTTAATTACAAAAGATAATGGAGAAAATGTAGAAGTTTGAAGAAATATGTGGCAAAATACAGATTGAGTAGATTGATATTGAAACCCTATTATATTATGAACTTTTACTCAATATCCGTTTAGATGTGCTTTTGCTATCACTATACACTCTTGCCAATGAAAAAGTTTTGATAATATAGCAATAGACTTATGATGGGGTGCTTTTTCTGCTTGACAAGTATATGTCGCATTGTCTAGAGTAAGAAGTTTTGAAGGATTACAATTAATAACAAAATTAAAAGCAAAAGATATATTTTGTGATCAAGATGTTAAAAATTTCCTAAAATAAAAAAACTCCAAATTTTTATAAAAAAAATGAAGTTTCTTACTAGGAATATTAGCAAACCAAATTAAAATGACATAAAGAGTATAAGAATAATTTTTAATAAATCAATAAAAAATAATATGAAAGCAACTTTTAATATGATTTCATGAAGTAAAAAAATTACTAATATAATGAGTTCTTGTGATATGTTTGGAAGATGAAGAGTAATGTGAGAAGAATCATTTTTTTCAATAATATATAAAAAAAATATTTGATTTAAAGATGTTGAAAAAATTATACCAGTTATTGTTGAAGCTTATAAACAACAATGACAGATAGTTTCTTTTTTACATTTACAAAATATTTCTTATGAAGATACGATAATAAAAAATAATAATAAAATAAAACCATATATTAATAAAAAAGTAAAAACTATAAGTAATTGAAGAACTTGGTTTTTATTATCTGAATTTACAAAAAAAATACTAGAAAATTAATCTAGTATTTTTTTTTAACAAAATATATATTTACTTCTCATCATTATGTCTTCTAGTGCTTCTTTAATATTGAAATTGTAATAAATCCAACTTAACTTATATTGATTATAAGCGTATGAATCCAAAATAAAATTATCTAAATAGTTTTCTCATAATCTTAACATTTTTCCAGAATTAGTAAAATGTTTTAATTTATCTCATTTATATTTAGCATAATCTTCATATTTTTCAATTTTTCAATCTATCATATCACGGACAAATTCGTTATTAACTCACATTCAAAACATAAATATGTATCATCTATCAACAAATCACATTAATTCTTTTTCATCTCAATGATAAAAAGTAACTAAGTTTGGAACTTTCCATTTTTGTCAATCAAGATTTTTTCTTCATTTTTTAACTTGTTCTTTTAGATAAGAATAAACATAATTTACTCAATCTAATCACAATGCACCTCTTTTAAGGTCTAGTTTTCAAGCATTAACCATTCTATCCACAATTTTATCTATGTCTTCCCGTGTAAAATTGATATTATGAGTCTTTCAACAATTACAGGTAATATTTATTATAGGAGCAAAGACGGCACAGCAGAAATGATATTTTTTATGTTTCCTTTGGTTATAATCGTGGAAACGAAAATTGTCTGCATTATTATAATTATATTGAGTGTTCATTTTGATTGTTTTTATTAATTAATTTTTTCATTAATGAAATTTGTTTGTTTTTTTTCTTAAAATTAAATCTACCAAAAAGAGATAATCATATTAAAACTTGTATTCTTCAAATTTTATTCATTCCCTCGGTTTTTAATCAAGCAATTAAAATTTCATCGGATTCTAATTGATTATATTTTTTTGACTGTCCATCTAATATTATTTCTCAAATATAATTATATAAAAAATCATGCATTATATAACTAATATATTTAGATTTATTGAAGTAAAAAAATATTGGTGGTATTGAACCACAGTCTGTTAAAAATCATTTAGGAATATTTATATTATATTTTTTTCAATATGCTTCCATTCAAAAAGAAAATTCTTCATAAACAATAAAATATTTTGTTCAAATAATTTTTTTTAATGTTCAGTTTTTTATAATATTTATTTTCATATTACATTTTTATAATTAAATTATAAATTTGATTTACTTTATCATTATTTTTTTCAATATCTCTTTTTAAATCAAATTTCATATTATATAAATATTCTTGTTGGGTTTTTATTTTAGTTTCCAAAATTCAAAGTCTAGTAGAAAAATTTTGATTTTTAATTAATCAAGTTTCTTCCTGTAAAGTTTTTATTTTTTGTGCATTAATATTTCTCTCTTCTTTTGCTTGGGCTTGTCACATTGCATAAATATAAGTCCAGGAAATAACAGTTATAAGCATTGTTAATAATGTTAATAACTGTATTTTTATTGAGTGTTTTTCAATTGTTTGTATCATTTTTTATAATTAAATATATTAATTAAGATTTAGGATATTTATTTTTAATTTCTGTAATTGTTTCTTGCCAAATATTTGTTCAATTAATTTTATCCCAATATAATTGGTCTAATTGTTCTCATATTGATAGATATTCTTTTTTTCTATCTTCTTTATATTGATTAGATATTTTTATATTTTCTAATTCTCTCCAAGCAGTTTCTAATTCTAATTGCGTTGGTTGTTCTATTTCTTTATTATACCAAATAATAAAAGGTCAATCTCAAGTATTTTTATCTATTACAACAAAATCTTTATCGGTAAGATTTGGGTATATATGTCTTATTGTTAAAGTTAAATCCATATTATTTTATTATTAAATTAATTTAATTTGTATCAATCAAGTTGTGAGTAAAACACACTTCATCTACTATCAGTAGTATTTCTAATTTTAATAGAAACTTTTTGTCATGCATTTAATTGTAAAGCCGTTGAAAATCAAATACTTGGCAATCCAGTCCTAAAAAAAAATATAAAAGGTAATGTGATTCATCAATCAACTGAAAGTGTAGAATATACTTCATCTAAATCAGTTAATCCAGATACACGCAAAATAATATTAAAATAATATATTCAATTAGATGGTATAGTATATTCTCAAGTAGTATTATTATAATTATTTCATGTATCAAATATCTCATTATTAAGTATAATTGTTGTATGTGCTGTAGTTAAAGATTGAGATGTTGTTTTTTTTGCTGAAAATAATTCAGTTAATCATCAACCTCATCAAACTAAAGCCTCTCAACTAGCCCTTTGATAATTAGTACATATCCAATTTCAACTTCATAAACTTATAAAATCTGCTGTATCTCCTGCAACTGTTGTAATATCTGCACTAGTTGGAAGAATTAATGAAGTTGCATTATAAGTTAATATTAATGCTCAATCAAAAGTAACAGTTCTTTGTGTTCAAGCTTGAACAGTTCATAATCAAGTTATTGTAGTCGTTCAAGTTATATTTACAGAATTTCAAGTTGCAGCTCAAATATCAGTTGTTGTTGCTGAAGCTATTGCAGTTCATTGTTTTTGATTTAAAGCTCAAGTTAAACTTCATCAAGATAAATTTAATTTACTATCCAACTCATCTTGCAAATCAGTAATAGCTCAAATTGGATGTTGGTCTACTTCTTCTCTACCTCTTAATTGACTATGCCTAGTAGCTAAAGGAGTGTTGAAATATGATGATCTTCAATCTCATACAACATAAGTAACTGATATAGTTGGAACTGAATTAGTAGAAACATAAACCCTTATTCATAATTTATCTGTTGAATTAACTGCATAACTAGGCTGTGTACTTTCTAGTTTAAATAATTCAATAGAAGTATTATCTATTTCTTCTGAAGTCATTGAAAATAAAGTATTCTCAGTTGTATCAGTTTCATAAGTAAAGAATTCTAATCTCATTCTAGTATCTCAAACACTACTACTAACTGAACCATATCAAACTAAATCCCAAACTCATCAATCAATTATTGTAGTTCATAATTCTAAATCAAATAAATATGTTTCAACTAATACTTCTCAAGTTCAACTAGATACATCAGTAGTAACTAATGTTTCTAATAAATCAGCCGTATAACTTAATTGATTATAAGTTCATTCTGTTGTAGAAGTTAAAACTGTTGGATATAAATTAGCTGCAAATCATCCAGTTCAAGCAGAAACTACCAAATCTCAACTTCATAAAAGCGTATCTCAATTAACAGTTTTGATATTAGTTCAAGAAACTAAAGTATCTTGTTTAGTATCTAATCAATTGTTTACTTCTTCTTTTGAATATACATCTAAATTATCCCTAGATGTTTCAATATCTGCAACATCTGAAAGATTATTTGTTGATAACATATCTCATCATCAAGCAGGTCATCATTTTCAAATTATTTTTCAATTTATTTTACCCATTTTTATATTATTAAGTAATAATTATTTTTACATCTACTGTTCAAGTTGTAACAATTAAATTTAATTTTGATAGCTCATAAATATCTATACTAAATGTTCAATCTGCTTCAATTTCTTCTCAACCAGTAGTTGTGGAATTAAAAATATTTTCTAAAAAAATACTAGAAGCTCAAATATTATGGATATAAACTCAATAACTATTATTGTTATTTTTATCTTTTATTCTATTTTTTTCTATTTCTCAAACATCATATCAAGCACTTTCTATTAAATCTAAAATACTTGTAGATGTTGTAGTTGCAGTTATTTTCATAATTTAAAAATTATTAATTAAAATGTATTTCATTGAACATGTAGAACAACTGAAGCATTATCATCAGAATTACCTTCAATAATTCATCTTACATATATTCATACTGGAACCATTACAGATAATGAACTATATCACGAAGAATTATCTTTTGTAAATGTTTGACTTACTTTGGTAGTCCAAGTAGAATTATTGAATGATAATTGTATTCATACTAATATACTTGATGGGGAATTTCATGTATTCCATGATATTGTCATACAAGCAAATCAAGCTGAAAGGACTGTTTGACTTGTTGTATAAGTTGTACTTCATGAAGATGTAGCAGAATGTGTATTAATTTCATTTGAAGCTCAATAATATAATTTTGCTTGTTTTGGATTTATGAATTTATTTTCAACTGTTCAATTTTTAGCTTCTAAATCAGTTGTTCTATATTTATTTATTAATATTTTTTTATTACTTCAATCGGTTTTTACTATATAATCATTATCCATATCACCAACAGTATCTTCTGTAAGTCAACCAATATCAACAGATGGATCAACCGCTAGTCAATCTGCTCTTTGATAGCTCATACATTTCCAGTTTCAACTTCATTTACTTTCAAAAACAGCAGTATCTCAAGCAGCCGTTGTAATATTTGCAGAAGTTGGAAGTATTAAAGCAGTAGCATTATGAGTTAAAGTTAATATTCAATCAAAAATAACATTTATTAAAGTTCATTGTTGAGAAGTTCAAAGATTTGTTATTGTTGTTGTTCAAGTTATACGAACAGTATTTCATGTGGCATTTCATAATTCTATTGCACTTCAACTAGCAATTGTTCATCATTCAGTGAATTTTAATAATCAAGTCATAGAACTACCATTTATATTAACTTTTTCTGAAAGTCATAAATATATGTCTTGTATTAATTCAGCTGTTATATATAAAGAAACTCTATCTCAATCATCGAAGTCAAAAGCAGTAGTTCATTGAGTAGTAGAAGTATCATCAGGTGGACAAGTTCAAGCACTTCTAACTATCGTTAGATTATCTCAAGATTTATTTGTACATTTTACTATTTCTCTTTGAGTAACAACATCACTTACAATTTTTTCAATAGTTATTAAAAAAGGATAAGTATTTGGAAATAAATCTCATTGTCCAGTTTCTAATATTAATGTAGTTCAAACGGCTCATAAGTCTGTTAATAGTAATCAAACTCAATTATTTGATGTTTTATATTCTTGCATATTTATATTAAATTATTATATAATATATATTAATTAAAAATCGATAATTAAAAATTTTTTATTAAAATAAAACTTTATTTAAAGATAAATAATCTTCTAAATTAATTATTAATTGTGTTGGACTATAACTTATTCTTGTTATTTGTTTGTTTATTATTCAATCAAAATTAAGAATCGTAATTCTATCACCTGGTTTTATATCTTCAATAAATAATCATCAATAAGTAAAATTATTATTTAAAATGATCTTTGTTTGAGTAGATATATCTTTGTTTTTATTTACAAAATCAGTTATATATGTTGTTGCACTTGTTAAATCTCAAATATCAGTTTTATTTTCATATCAATCTTTTCTTCAAAAAGTAGTTATACTCGTTGAATCTGAATAATTTGTATTTCATGTTTTATAATCAATATATCAAAAATTTACTAAATCTTCAATACTTTCATTAATTTGAATACTTTGTGTATCTTTTTGAGCTGTTGGTTTATGTAAAATATTATTACTATCTGTATTAGCTCTATAATATACTGTTCAAACTGAATCTATATACCAAAAAAAACTTTCAGTAGATTCTTGTATATTTTTGATTGAATCAAGACAATTTACAAAATCAAAATCTATATTAATATTAGATCAATAATTAATTATACTTGTTGCTGTATAATTTAACCAATTTCAAGTATAAATAGTATTAAAATAATTAATTATATCTCTTACAGTTTGAGCTGGGTCTTGATTTTTTGAAAAAGTTTGTGATCATCAAGATTGGAATATTAAATTATTTAATAAAACTCATAATCAAAAAACAGTTAATGTTATATTCTGTGTATCTGATAAATAATTTTTTCATATTATTTGAATTTGTCATGTATAGATTAATTTTCAACTTGGAAATCAATCATCATAGGAATATATTTTTATTATATCTGAAGAATTAAATCATAAAATATCATTAACTCAAAAATTTAATTCTATATTACATTGTCATTGAGTTCAGTTAATAGAAGAATTAAAACTTATATTACTTTTTAATTTATCTCAATTTAATGTTTTTTTGAAAGTTCAATCTAATCAATACACTTTGAATTCATAACTTTTCATCTATATTTTTATATTATGGTAATAAATGGTTTGTCGGATAAATAACTGAAACATCCAAATTAATAGTTCAATCAATAGTAAATAATAAACTATTTACTCAATTTATGAAATTAAAAAAAGTTCAATCATAATCTTGCACTACATTATTTAATAATACTTGTTTATTTTCATTATCTATTAATAATATATCTCAATCATTTACACTTCAAGAAAAACTAATTATTCTATTATTACTGGATATGCTAATATTATTTATTCATGAATTTCACGATCAAAATAATAAATATATTTTTCATAAACTATTTACTCAAGTATTTGAAATTTGAATAGTAAAAGGGGATAATATAATTCATGAAGTTAATTTTGAATTATTTACACTATCTTTCCAGAAAGGACTAATAGAATTAAAATCAATAGTTCAAGTTACATACTTACAAGTCCTTTCATCTGTATTTATTCAAGTCATAGTTGCTATAATTTCTCTAAAAGTTCAGCCACTAGGTTTATATTTAAAAACTCATTGTTTATAATTTAAAGCCGTTATCATTTCTTGATATAAAATATCGACATTATTTTGATCAGTTCATTTTATAGCAAAATTTATACTGAAATTAACTCATCTATTATGTGAACTAATATATCAATTTCAATCTTGTTGTGGTATTTGAAAAGTATTAAAATCTATCGTGTTATAATTTCTTGTTACTCACAATGCTATAACATTTGAATTATATAATCAAAATCAATCAAAACTAACATCTTCAACACTTGTGGTTGTTATGTTAGTTTGATTTAATAATGTAGAATTTAATAATCAAGTATTCATTTTTTAATAAATTATAAAATTATTGGTTTGTCTTTTTTTGAGTTACTATAACTCTTGCTATTTTATCTGCTAAATCTTGGATATCAGCATTATTATTTACATTTACTCATCATAGATTTACATTAATTGAACTGTTATCGGTACTGTTAGAAGTATTATTATCTGTTCCAGTTGGTATATCAGTATTTATTAATGAATTTTCAAGTCATGCTTGTCTTTTTAATTCTATAAGTTCTTTTACTTTATCAATTACTTTATCTGTAATTGCTATTTGTTTATTTGCTTCTTCATTTAATCTTTTTGTAACAAATTCTTCAGTTTTTATTCTAATCTCTCAAAGTCATTCAATTAATATTTTTTCAGACTCTATTTTTGATTGTAATATTTCAATTTCTTTATTTTTCTTATCTTCAGCCAAAATAAGATCTTGTTCAATTACTAATTTTTTTTCTATTAATTTTTGTTTTTCTGCTTCAATTTCTTCAAGTATTAATTCAGTTTTACTTAATTTACTTATTCTTTCAGCATTATCTATTTCAGTTTTTGTAGTATTTTCTTTTGCTAATCTTAATTCTTCCTCTAAATCTTTCAGAACCAATAAATCATCTCATTCTAATTTATCTTTTTCTTTTATTACTTTTATTTCTTCTTGTATTTGTACAACTCTATTAGCTATACTAGAAGATTTTTCAATATCAAGTTTTAAAAGCTCATCATCTATATCGGACATTTCAGATATAGCTTTTTCTTTTAATGTTTTAAAACTTTCTCAAGTTTTTTCTATTTCATCTTGATAAGATTTAATAGCTTTTTCGCTGTCCTCAATATTTCAATCAATTTCTTTTTGGGCTAATTCAGCAATTTTAACTTCATTTTCTGTTTTTGTTTTAAATCTTTTTTGTAATCTTTTAAATCTTTCTAAATCTTTTTTATCTTGTTCTTTTTGAAGTTTTTCTTTTTCTTTTATTGCTTTTTCTCATGAACTTGATCATCAAATTATTTTATCTAATGCAGCACTATTACTTTTTGTTGTTTTAATTAAATCACTTCAAAATTTTTGACTATCTATTATTATTTTGTCAAAAACCTCTTTTTTTATTCATTTTCAAGAAATAGTTTTTTTGATATTTTCAAATTCATCAGATATTCATTTATTTAATTTTTGAGAAATATTAATAGATGAGTCAACAGATGATTTAAAATCTTTAAAATCTATTTCAGGCATTTTAATTCATCAAAATACATCAGTAGCTACTAAGTCTTCTAATCATAATGCTTTTCATACTTTTTTTCAAAGTTTATTTCATAATAAAGTTTTTGAAATATCATTAAAAGCTTTAGCAAAAATAGCCGGTAATCAGTTTAATGCAGCCTTAAATATTTTTGGAATAGTTTCAGCAAAGTTTTTTAATATTTTTGTTATATCAGTAATTCAAGCATCAATTCAATTTCAAAATCATATAAAAGTATTTAATCATTGAGTTAATATTGCTCAAAAAATAAAAAAAACTGATTTTAAAACACTTCATAAATCAAAAAGAAATCATCAAATATTTTTTATTATTCATCATACTTTTATTTTGAAATTATCCCATTTTTGTTGTTGAATTGCTAATTTAAAACTTGTTGTATTAGTTATTTCTTCAAGTGCTATTCACAATGAACCTTGACTATTAGCTAATTCATCAGTTGATTTTTTAAATTTATCATACTGAGTAGTCGCTAAAGCTATAACTAATTTAGTGGCCTCAACCTCAGGTATTAATTTTCTTAATACTTCTAAATTTCAATTTGTAGCCTCATATATTTCTTTTGAAATTCAGGCTAATCATTTTTGTTCTATTGCCGCTGATCAAACCTCTATTCATAATTCTTTAAACTTTGCACTTGCTTCAGTTGTAGGAGCGGCCAAAGCATTAATAGCTCAATTTAATTGAGTAGTTACTTGGTTAGCATCTCAAGTTACTCAAGTTAATGTAGAATATACTCAGAATAAATCTGTTAAACTTACTCAAGCTAAAGGTGCTGTAGTTGATAGATTTGTTATTGCTTGAGCTAAATCATTAACAGTAGTTTGTCAAAGTTCGTTAGTTTTGAAAAATAAATCAGCAATTTTAGTTGATTCAGTTAAATCTAATCAATATTTTTTTACAACAGCAATTATTCAATTAAAAGCCGTTGTAGTATCAGTTCATGCAGCTAATGCAGTTCTACTTGATAGTTCTAAAATTTCAGTAATATTATTAAATTCTACTCAAGCAGAAGCAATATTAAAAGATGTTTGTAACAATTCATCTTTAGCTATTCAATAAGTTTCAGCTACTTTTTTTATTTCTTCTCATAATCAATTTAATTCTTTTTGACTGACTCTTGCAACAGTATTTATATTTGCTAATCATTTTTCAAAAGCAGTAAAAGCTTTAAAACTTTCAATTCAAAATTGTTTTACTTGGTCTATAGCTAAACCAGCAACAAAAACTTTAACAAAATCTGATACTTTTGTTTTAACTCTATCGAATAATCATCACAAAACCGAAACATCTTTTTGTCATGTTCTTAAAAAATTTCTTAATTCTCTATCTGCTTGTGTTAATTGATTTCTTAATATTTTAGAATCTGCTGTTAATTTTATTTCAGCATCAAAATCTCAGCTTTTTTTAGCTTTTTTTATTAAATCTCTTACATTATCAAGTTCTTTTTTTATTGATGCAGATTTTATTGATAAATCTATTGCTGTTTGTGTTTTTATTCTTTTATTAAATCATGAAATATCATCCCTAACTTTATCTAGTCAAGGTTTTATATTGTTTTTTACAGATATATCGACTTCAAGTCTTTCAGTTACTACCATTTTTTTATTAATCTGAATAAATAAAATCTTTTATTTTTTTTGCATCTTCATTATTTAAGTTTTCTCTTTGTTTTTGTATATCATCCATTCTGTTTTTTTGTTTTCATTCTTTTGTTTTATCGTTAGCATTATAAATAATTCATTCGGTCAAATAATTAAATTGCCTTAATGTATATTTTTTTAATAATTCTAACGGATCAATATTTAGTTTTTCACTTAATATTACAAGATAAGAATTAAATCATGATATTGTTTCTGAATTTTTACTATTATTTGTTTTTTTGATAGTATTTTTATTTTCAAATTTTAAAAAAGTATTATTTATTTTTTCCCATATTTTGTCAAAATTTAATATTATTTTTCATAAATCTTTTTTTGTAGCATTAGAATTTTTTAAAATAAAATCAGAAAAATATTCAATAATTTGTTTTTCTAATTGTAAGAATTCTATTACTTCCAAAACAGAAGCCTCTTTATACTTTAACAAAATAATCTTAGTTTTATTAAAAAATAAGATCTTTTTTTTAATATTTATTTTTAATTCAAATTCTTTTTGAGTAGGGAAATTTTGCATAATATATTTTAATTACTAATGAATAGAGATAAAAATTAATTTATCTCTAAAAAATCAATAATTAAATTGATAAAATTCTATAAACAACTGTAATTTTTATATCACTATCTCAAGCTAAAGCTTCACCAGTAGCAACATTAATTTCAATATTATCATTAATTGCATTAACTAATTCAGCTTCAATTCAACCAACAGAAACAGCTTTATCTGCTGTAGCTGTTAATAATCAAGCTATATCTGCACTAACCTTAGTAGTTGCAGTTCAATATTTAACCTCTAGTGTAGTATTAGTAGTGTAAGCAGTTGTTGCATAATCAACAGTTGCTATAATCTTATCAACTACAATAACTTTACCAGCACCAGGAGTAGCTATTAATTCTATTGGAGTAGCATTTAATTGTAAAACATCAGCAGTAGCAATAGTAATTGTAGAAGTTTGTAAAATTCATTCATTTAAAATTGAATCATTTTTTGTAACTATACTAAAAGTAGTTGAATATAAATTTAATAATTCTTCTCCTCTAGTTTTTGTAACTTGAATTACATCATTAGTAGAAATACTTAATGTTCAAAATCAAGTTTCTTCATCGTATGTAGCAGAACCAGTATATTTTAAAAACATTTTATTTTAAAATTAATAATTAAAATTAAGCAACTCATCTTTCTATTTTGTCAATCATATATCAACCGATATTTGATACAAAACTTATTGGACTTGCAACTGGTGAACCAGCTTCAGCAATATCAACAAATCATTGAGTAATTGTTCATGATATAGAACCATTAACTAAATAATGAGTATTATATTTACTATCAGCATTTGGACATCATACTATTTTAACAATTAATTGTGGCAATTGTATAACAGTTGATTTAACTCAAGTATATTTTGTAGCATTTGGTGTATAATCATAATCAATATCTACACCTGTACCAACTCAAGAAGTATCAGTCAAAAAAGTAATATAAGATTTTCAAATTTCTCAAGTAACACTTCAATCAGTATCAACATTAAGTGTATAATCTGTATCTAATACAAGAGGTGTACCATTATCATCAACTACAACAGAAGTAACAACAGTATTATCTCCCATTTTGTTAGTAATAGGATAAACTGTACCTTTTCAAACTACAACTGCTCAAGCTTGAATAACTTCACCAGTTATAGAAATAGGAGAAGCGGCAACATTTTGACTATTTAATCAACTAATTATTGAAATTGCATCAACATCAATATTTTCTAACCAATCTTGATTTATTGTTATTAAAGGTCTTGTGTATTTAGTTTCAACATAATCACATTCGTCTCATCTTATAGATGCTTCTTGTGCAGCGAAATCTTTTACAATTTGTAATCAATTTACACCCCATAATCTAGTAAATACTGTATTTGCCTCAATATAAGATTCAATAGCATCTTCATTTACTCAAATTTGGTAAGCAGGTATACCAGCTGGAACATCAGCAACATATACTTTACCTGCTAAGTAAGAAGTATATTCATTGTTTTGATTAACTCACATATTTTATATTATGTTAGTAAATAAAATTTTTAATTAAATTCAAAAGTTTTTTATCTAAATCATATTCATTATTTTTTACATAACGAATTCATGAAATCATTGTATCACTTTTGAATTTTACTTTTATAGTTTCAGTTTTAATATTTTTAACCTCAACTATTTTCGTTTTTCTATTCGTATTCATCTTTGAAAAATGTTACAAAATAATCTTTAATTAATATATTCCTTTCATTATTATCTCTGAACGGTCTAAATTCTGATCATTCAGTAAAAGAACTTACAGTAAATCAATTAAAATCTTTGACTCAATTACAACTATCAAAACTTAAATTGTCTGTTACTATTCAACATATATCTATTAAATTAGTAAGTTTTACTGTATCTTTTTTTGTTAAAAATCTGAATTCTAACCTTGCTTGTCTTTGGCTGAAACTAGGTATTTGGCTAATTATATTAATTGCTATATATATATCTGTACTTATATCACTTTCTTTTTTAGGTTCTCAAAAAAATATGTTTTGTCAAACTATATCAGTTATATCAGTTATAGTTTTTATTTCTTGGATTATTTTTCAAACATTTACTGAGTTCATATAGCTTTTTTAATAATAGTTAATATTTCTTTTTTTGATTCATCATATCATCTAGTATACATTCTAGCTCAAGTTCATTGATAAAATATTGTTCATTTAGGCTTATTATAATTAAATTTTTTAGTTCAAACTCAATATTCAACATAAATTCAATATTTTGTTTTATTAAGAACCTTTCAAATTAAAACATCTCAAACCTGTTTTGCTTTTTCTATTTCATTATTTCATAATAATTTTTTTGTATCTTCTGGAGTTTTTTCATCAATAGATTTTTTTAAAATTTCTAATCAATCATTTATAGCATTTTTTATATTTTTTTTCATTTTTCTTTCAAAACTTGTAAACATTATAATTCAGATTATGGTTTTAAAAATTTTTTGTTATTTCTTTTTTTCACTTACTTTTAATTCAAAATTATCTATTATATTATTTATATTTCTAAAAGCTAAAACATCATCAATAATAAAATCTCAATAAGTTCATAAATCAGGATCAATTAGTTCTATTAATTGTCATGATTTAACATTTACTTTATCTCATCATAATACAACCGTATAAGCATAAGTTTTACCTTCAACTACAAATCAATTATTTTGATATTTATTTCTTTTATCTTTATAAAAATCACAATTAATTCATGAATAAATAATAGTTGTACTTTCAGTTGGTTCTCAATTTACATCATAAGTTTCACTAGTAGATTTTATATTACAAATTTTATCTAAAAACATATATAATTAATTAATTGTAAATATTTTATACTTTCAAAGAACAGAATTAATTGAATTAATTAAATTTTCAGCTTCACCATTTGAATTATCAAGTTCAACAGTTCTAGGTCAAAGAGTATATTTTGAAATTAATCATCATTCTTTTTTATTTAACTCCTGTCAAACAAGAATATACATTATTTCTTGAATATCTGCTGGTATAGTAGTAAATCAAGCTGTATATGTAATAATAAATGACACAAATTTTAATCAAGTTAAATAAGTAGTTATATCATTAATAGTCACTTTATTTCATTCAATAATATAATCTGTATTTAATATTCAAGTATAAATAATTCAATTAATTGAATCAATAGAAGAAATTTCAGAAAATTCTAAAAAAAATTCTCACAAATTATTAATATCACAAATTTTTATTCTACTTGTTTTTGTTCATTTACTAATATCTCAAATAATATTTTCAATCATTGCTTGTATTCAAGGAATAATTAAATTTATTCTATCATCTTGTGAAGTTCAACTAATTCAAAGAAAAGTTTTTGTATCAGCTAATGTTATCCAATTTGCCATATTTTTTTATTAATATTAATCTTTTTTGATAATTTCTTCAGTTTTTGTATCTTTTTCTTCGTTTTTAGCTTCTTTTTCGCTTTCAGCTTCTACTATATCATTTTCTTTATTTTCGTTGCTTGTTTTATCTTCGTTTTTGATAATTTCTTCAGTTTTTGTATCTTTTATTTCATCTCAATCAATTTTTAAAATTGTATTAAGATATTCTTGAAGTTTTTCTTTATTTAGATTTTTTATTTCTTTTTTTATTTCTTCTATTTCTAAATTTAAAGATTCATTTCATTTAACAATTTTTAAGATTTTTTCTTTTAAATCTTTTTTAATATCATTTTCATTTTTTTCTTGTTTTTTTCAAATATACTTTTCAAATAATTCAGCATTATCTATAAATGTAAAAGAATTTTTATAAAAACTTTTTAAGTTATTAAATTTTTTTTCATTAACTTTTATAACTTCATTTTTTTTATATTCTATTCAATTTATTTTGCATTTCTTTTTAGATAAAACATATAAGTCTAAAAATTCAAAACTATTTTTATAACAAGTTTTTAACCCGTTATAAACAGATTTTGAACATTCAAATATTTCTCATTTTTTTACTTCTCTTTTTCATTGTAGAGTTTCTACACGTGTGCAATGCAACGACTTTACTAACATAAATTTTTTAGGTTAAATTATATTATATTTCCAAATAAATCATCAAGATTGTTTAATTTTAAAATTACAACAACTAGATATACCTCAAGCATTTATTCATAATTTTCTTTGTATGTCCATCATAGAATACCACGTTTTTATGAAATTTCATTGTAAATCGTATTGATTTACTTTTTTACTTAATGGATTTTTTATTCAAGTTTTTCATATCCAAGGTTTATTAGGTTTTTTTCATAAAACCCTATAATTATGTAATTCATTTTCACTAGCTGTATTCCATTCAAGATTTTCAACTCTATTATCAGTTTTAATTCAATTAATATGATTAACTTGTGGTTTGTTTTCTATATTTGGCAAAAATATTTGTGCCACTAATCTATGTACAGAAATTTGTTTTTTACAATTTCAAAATAAAACAACAAATACATATCAATTAGGTCTTTTAAATTGTTTCATTATTTTTTCTTTTCAAGTTTTTGCATAGTTTAAATTCTTTGCTCTTCCTAGATTAGAAATTTGATATTTTCATTTGTATCAAGGTATCTCTTTCCATATTTCCATGTTTTTATAGTTAGATTATAATTATATTTTTTTGGGAAGCTAAGTAAATCTAACTTACTTAGCTTATTACAGGAGCAACCCTAACCATATTTAAGATTTAATAGTTGTAATTGAGTGTTTAAAGGAGAAAAATTAATTTCTCCTAATTATTAAGACATTTGGATATTTACTCAAAGAGCAATAGTTTTATCTAATCAAGCACTTTCATTAGCAATTCCAAAACCAAATTCCATAGCACATATAATAACAGTTCATTTACCTACAATTCTTTGTACACCATATTCTGGAGTTTTACCAAAACCGTATTGGATAGCTGGTTTATAAATTAAAGCTAAAGAACCATAATCATTACCAGTTGATTCATGAACTTTACCAGTTGCAAGACTCAAAGCTGGAAAATCTCTCATAATCATATTTTCAATACCATATATTTTTGAAAATACTCCAGTTTTGATTGTTGCTTCATTACCAAATTTGTCAATAGTTTTTACACTATCTAATCCCATTGCTTTTGTAGAAACATTGTAAGGAGATAAGAATAATAAATCTTCTATTTGTGATGCATAATGTCCAACACCATTTATCATAGTTAAGAAATCACCATCAGACAAAGTAGATAAATCAATAGCAGTATTTGCTATACCAACTTTTCTAATACCGTTATCACCTTGCATATAATATAAAGTAGACGCAGGAGTTGCAGAAGTATTTACATTACCTGAAGTAGCAGTATCAGCATTCAAAAGATAAGCATTAATAGTTCTATTAGCAGAAGTAGCTAGTCTTTTTCTTGCAATATTTTCTAAATTTCAAACAGAATAAGTTAATTCTCTATCAGATATAAAATATTCAGCTATAAATGGAGCTTGTTTAACTGTAACTTTATCAGTTGCAGGTCAATCTTTTGAAGCAGTTGAAACTAAATCACCAGTGGTATATTCTGTATTACCTCTCATTAATGTAGCTTCACCAATTACTGGAACTTCAGCAGATATAGGCATATTAGTTCAATGATTACCAGGTAATTTAATTAATAAATCATTAGTTTTATAAACCATATCAAGAACTGGGTCCATTACAACATTAGTAGGGATTAATTCCTCACCATAATTAGTATTAGTAGTATGATAAACTTCGTCTGCTTTTGTTTGTTTTTCAACATTTTTAGCTTCTAAATCAGCAATTTCTTTTTCATCAACATTTCATTTTATATCTACAAGTAATTTTTGTAGACTTGTTAAATTTTTCATTTTTTAAATTATTAGTTATAAATTATCTTTTAATTTGTTTTATCAAATTAGTAAGTGGGTTTTCTTTTTTTTGATTTGCTTCTTGGTATCTATAAGTTTTTACTATAGGAGCATTTTCAATTTTAGAAATATAACTTTGGGCTTTTTCGTTTGTTTCTTGTAATACTTTCAAAGTATCAACTAAAATTCAAGCAAAATCATCCATTTCTTTTGTTA